GTCTTTATAAAACTGGTCAGGGCTGATCTTGAGGCGGTTTGATTGGGTCAGTACGAAGTCACGCACAAAGTCTGCGTATTGGCTTGATACGGTGTCTGAATAAGCGCCAGTGGCTTTGATCTGGTTGTACACATCCTTGCGAATGGCGGAGACTTTTTCATTGATGGTCGCGTCTTTTGCTTCCATCTCGGCCATGATTTGTTGAGCCTCTTTCAACATACCAGCTTGGTTCTTTTGGAATTCGATTGCCTCCATCACGCTCATGCCATCCTGGTTGACGCGCACATGATCCCTTAGTGCATCGCCCACCTTGGTTCCTGCAACCTTGGCGGCATAAACGCCGGTCGGAATAACGACATCGCCGTCACCGGCAAACGCCTCTTTCATCTGCGCTTGCAAGCCGGTGCTTTCAGCAAACTGATCTAGCGTTACACCAGACTGGTTTAGTACCGTGTTGAGTTGGGCTGCATTGATAAAAATGTTTTCAACTGGCGTGCCTTGCGTTTGCGCTGCAATAAATTGCTGGTACTTGTCTGGGCTGCGTTCTTTCAGTTTGCTTTGTCCTGCAACAGTTGTCAGGTCATTGATGAACTGGACATTTTTTTGTGCTGCTTTGGCTTGTGATCTGACATCAATAAATCGAGCGCCGCCAGGAACGATGGCCAAGATGGCCATGCCTTTACCGACACTTTCAAAGGTACCAACCAAGCGATCCGCAATTTCAGCGCGACCCGCTTCGGTTGACATTTTCATTTCAAGTTCTTTTTCGCCAAACTTCCTTGCAAAATCTTCACCAAACGCAGCGACACCTTCTTGAAGTATTTCGGTTCCTGTTTCGCCAGCCCAAGCTTTGCCGTATGCCATAGCAAAATTTCTGTAAGCTGCGGCAAAGGTTGGCCTTGTCATGTTGGCCGCAAGTTTTTCTGATACCAGGTTAACAAGCTGGCGCTTTGCCACACTCTCGATAGGCCCCATTACAAACTTCAAAGCAACAGCCTCAAGACCGGCGTTAACCAGGCCAACGCCAGCAGACGCATATTGAGCTGTTTTCTTATCAATGCCAGCCTCAATCATGTCCATATAGGAATGACCGGCCTCCATGATGTATGCCTGCTGTATTGATTTGGTGCGATAGCCAACAAAAAAACCAGTCACAAAAGCGGTTGGCACAGTGGCAAGTTCTTCTGGGGCTAAAGCTTGAGGCCCCATTTGTCCAAGAATAGCAGCGCCAGTCACATAAGCCGTACCGGTTCCCAAGCCAAACACAAATGCATCTGGTGCGTTGTCTGCCATTTGGCCGAGTTGCGTTGCGGCCTCACCCCACCAGCCAAGCTTACCTTGCTTGCCAATAGCCATTCTCAGACGGTTGTACTCAATGATGTCTGCTTCTGATGCTTGACTAGATTGAGCGCGTTGGCCAATAACGCCCATCTTGTTTGTCATCGCGCCGCGCTCCCAACCTTTGCCGATGTCGCTCGGCATACTTTTCATGCTCTCAATAAACTGAGTGGTGGCTGAAAGGTTGGCCATATCATCGTGAGCCAGCTCTGCAAATTTAGGATCTCGCAACTGCTGTGCGGTAATTGGATCGACCATAGCAGCCGCACGCTGGCGCTCTGCTTTTTGACGCATCTGAGTAATCACATAGTCTGGTGTTTGCCCAATAAACTCTTCCGGCAAACCAAGGTCTTGAGCAGCTTTTTGTTTTGCCGCCGCATCGTTTGGGTTGACTTGCTGCGCCCTAGCCAAAATACCTTCAACAGTTTTTCTGCTGTTCTCAGCGTCCTGCGTCCATGACTTTTCAAACGGGTTTCCGCTTGTCGTGGTTATGGTGTTGCTTGGTGCAAATGAGCTAATGTCTTTTGATTTTGTCCATGCATTCTCAAAAGGATTTGGATCTGCCATGGGTTATTTCCTCTTCGCTTCAGCAGCATTTTTGGGTTGGCCAAATTTGACCCATGTCTCGGCAATTTCTTGTTGAGTTGGGCTTCTGCCGTTATTGACAGGATCTTTTTTGTACGCATCAATAATCAATGTTCTGACAGGTTCTGGAATAGATGTAAGTTTGATCACACCACCGTCAGAGTTCTTGGCACCAGGAACAATGACATAGGCATCTTTCATCAGCGCCTTATTTGAATTGACCTCAAACATAGAAACGGTTCTGTCAGTTCCCCACTCATCAATGCTTACTTGATCCATCATGATCCTGGTCATGATGCCATTTTTCTCTTCTCGGCTAAGTGTTCTTTTCAAGCGCTTTTGCTCTTGATCAACTGTTTGCTCAAGTTGTCCTAGAAGGAACAATCTGGCATTTTTTTCTTCGGTGGTTTTTGGGTTTACAAGCTTAGTCCAGTCGCTGACGTTTTGTCCTTTAATGACCGGCTGTCTGCCTTGGCCAAGGTTCATGATCGTCATGTCGAAATCAGTCTGATCAATAGCCACCGCAAAGTTCTTTTCTTCGGCAGTCTGGCCGCTCTTGATCATGGTCTGATGGCGCGAAACGTAGCTGAGAAACACCGATTCCGATAGTTGAGATCTGTATTTTTCGATCTTTCCTGGAGCCCACTCTTGAGAGTTTCTTTCCAAGAAAATTTGCGTGTCTGGGTTTGATCCTCGATCAGGGCCGTTCTGCAATGCAATTTTGTCGCCTGGCCTTAACTGAGACCACATGGCAGCAGGAACCTTTGTCCACGCGCCAGGCGCAGACAATGCAATGTCCGAAGATGTTTTTAACACGTTCTGATAGTTCTGCGTCCACGCAGCTTCGGCCTGCCCATGTCTCTGAGAGATGATGGCAATAGCTGCGTTACGCTCGTTGATGTCAGGGATTGTGTCTCTTGCGTGCTGGATCATTGATGCCAGGTTTGGCAAGCCAGTGTCAGCATCTAGCGCAACGCTAGATTTAGTTCCGCCTGTAGTCGATACACCCACACGGTTGGCCCATGATGTCCGGTATTTTGCTTTTTCTTCTTCTGGAAGATTCTTATAAAAAGAGCTGCTTAACAATGTGGTTTCATATCTTGCAAGGCGAACTTCATTAAACTTGGCAACGTCATATGTGCCGTCTGCTTTTTGCGCCGCTTTAAGCATTTCCTTCATTGCACCAACGCCTTGGTTGACGGCTGCATCAAATGCAGTAGCTCGCATTCCTTCCGGCAATTTAGCAATACCGGCATCGTCCCAATATTTTTTCTTGTAGATGTCAATGGCTTGCGCTTGCGTCAAGTTCATTACTTGCTGTTCGGTAAGACCGTTTGCCTGGCCATTGATGCCATACTTTGTTGGCCCTTTGCCTCCATCGTTAGCAACGAACTTTCCTCCGCCCTCAATCAAAAGCAACTGTGCAATGTTTGATTCAAACGTGGTGCCAGTAGCTGGGCCTGTTTTTACACCTGATGCGGCAGAGTTTTTTGCAGCCAAGCCTTGCGCCGCAAAGCCGCCATATATCGCTTCAGCATAAGAATTTGCGTTGTCTCTGGTAATGCCTTCCTTCAATGCATTTTTAAACGTGCCGTATTTTTCTTGGTTGATCTTGCCGTCTTTGAAGGCTTTCTCTAAATACGCATCAGCAGCAGCGTGCTGCCCTGCTGTGGCCATGTTTACAACAACGCCGGATGTCAGCGCTGTGCTGACTTCAAGCATCAGTTGTTGGCGCTGGTAACTGTCTGGAGCCCATCCTTCTTTGTTGGCAAATTTAGTAGCCGCCACAAGTGCTGCACCGGAGAATTTCTGATATTCATTCGGAGGGGTGTTTGGCAATAGCGGTAGCTGCGCTTCAGCCCAGTGCGTAGAAGCTTGCTGAACAAGTGTTCCTATCTCTGACTTTGCTTCGTTTTTTGAGTATTCACGCGACTGTGCAAGCGAATGCCTGGTCAACGTACCAGCGACAGAAGTTGTAAGTGCATCAGCCTTTTGGCTAAAGCCCATTTTGATTGTTTGATTGTCAGCAGCAGAAGCAAACTTCGATTGAATTTCTTGTATCGATGCAAGCGACTGGTCATACGACTGGGCAATGTTTCCCGTCTGGGCTAAGAACGATGTCTGTACCTGGTCAACCTCGCGAGTGTATTGATTGAATAGCTCTTTGGTACGCGCATCGTTGTACTCGTCCTGGAGCTTTTCTTTAATGGTCGCAATGGTGGTATTGAGCTTCATCGAAGCAGCGCCAGCCTCGGATATCTGCTTGGGCGCGAAGTTCTCAAACGGCCTTACTTCTGGCCCAGCCTGGACGTTGCCTGGCCCTTGCGATGAAAGCGCTACCGATGGTGATGTTTGTACGGGTACGGTTGCCATATTTATGCGCCGTTTCTAGCTGCAAGAACAGCCGCCAATGAGTTTGAGTTGTACCAGCTATTCAGCACCGATGTGGCACCGCCAATCAATGATGTACTGACTGCGCTGAATGGACTGATGCTGTCTGCACTTTTAGACGCGCCCGTGGCGTTAACGCCCAACAGGCTTGCTGCGTTTTGAAAGCCGACTTTTTCCATGCGCTTTGCCTCGACCGCTCGAACCGTGTTGCTGTCAATGGTGAGCTTGTCGATCTCTTTCATCATGATCGCGGTTGCCTCAAGTTCTGCTGTGCTGCCAGAGCCTGCCTCAATGCCGGATGCGTTTCTGGAGACCTTGTATTTTTCAATGGCCTGGCCAGCCTGCATGGTGGCCGCAGCCGCCTGGAATGCACCGGCACGGGCTATCTGCCATGCTTGCTGCTCGGCGATGCCTGCGTTGATCCTGGACATTTTTGCCTGGTAGTCATAGGTCTCGCTCTGCATTTTGAGCTGGAGCTGCGCTTGCTGCGCCCCATAGTAGGCACCCAGTGCGCTTGTAAGCCCACCAAATATGTTGCCGACCATTGCTGTCTGGCCAACCGTCTTCAGATCAGCGCCGAGGAAGGTTGGGGTTTGTATCGCTGATGTAGGAACTGCGGCCATGTTGAGCAAACCTCCACGAATCTAATGTTGACAGAATATCCTGTCTTTTTTTGTTACGGGTACCGTTATCCGCCGACCGACACTTCCAGCGTCAACGCGACAATGGTCAACGGCAAAGGGTCAGCCTGGCGCACAAACACCTGGCCATTGTCTTGCCAGGATGGTGTGAGCTGGATCTTGATTTCTTCTGTTTTGAGCGAAGGTGGCGACCCGTAGGATTCAGTGGTTCGCTGCTTCGCCTCGACCAGACTGTCTTCGTCTGGGCCAACAAAGATGCCGGATGACTGGTACACGCGCAGCCAGGCATGGTTCACGTTCTTGTAGCGACCTTGGCCAAAGCCCTCGATGTTGATGGCCATAGGCAGGGTTCTCAAATCAGACTGGTACGGCAAGCCGATCTGGATCACGGTGCCTGCTCGATCAAGAATAATCTTGCCTGCTGTGACAACGCGCCGAGGGTGTACGGCACCATCAGCCAAGATGCTTACGGTCTTGCCTTCTAGGTATGAAAGGCCAGAGATCTCGTTTCTGGCCAGCGACCAGTTTGTGGTGGCTGTATTTCGTAGCGCCACCGGCAATGGGTTGTCTGTCTGCACCAGGGCTGTTGTCGTTGTCAGTGTTTCCAGGATCTTGCACCGGTACTTTTTGCCATCGGTATTGGTCAGCACCACCACATCGTTGATGTCACTGGTTGATGGCGGCGGTATAAAAATGGCGCTAGTAGATGTGATGGTCAGGGTGTCTGCCCGTGTCCAGGTGGTGCCGCCGCTGACGGTCATTGTCGTGGCGCTGGTGTTCTTGCCATCGTATGTTGATCCACAGTCAACAAAGAATGAATTTTCTGGAAGCAATGGATCAATTTTCCTGGTGGCCATGCGTTCTACAAAGCGCTTCACAGAGCCGTTGATCGTTCTCTTGACCACCGCATACAGGGTGTCTTCGCCGCTTTCAGCAACCACGGTCACCGATTCAAACGTGCCATCAGTGTCGTGCTGATGCCACGCCCCCACTTGTTGCTCTGGGACGTAGGTAAGGCCGATCAGCTTTCCGCTGGTGGATGTCATCCACACAATTGGGATAGGGGCCTTGGCAAACGTCATGTCGGTGATCTCATAGCCATCAAATAGATGGGCCGACCGGATCGATAGATCATTGGTTTGAAAGCCGTTTGCCTGCCAGTTGTAGCCCAGCTCTCGAATGTGGCCACCACGCGATGCAGAGTAAACCATTGAGTTGTTGATGATCGCCGGTTGAACATTCGATGCACCAACGTAGGACTGCGGTCGAACAGAGATCGATGTCGGCGTGATCGCATCAGAGTTAACCGATGTCACGCGCCACTCAGCAGAGCCTGTCAGCAGCAGTAGCTCGGTCAAAGGGACGATGTGTCGAATTGTGTTGGCCTCACGCGCAGCCACTTTGAACTCAATGCGGTTGGTGTCTTGCACTGGGAGCGTGTAGCTCAAATTGCTTTCTGTGCCTGACTTGGTCATCCAAATCTTTTGAGGATCGTTGAGCGTGCCTGCAAAGCAGCGGCGCTGCTCAAAGTATGAAACAGCGCCTGGGTAATTCAGTGCGCTTGTAAATGGGTTGGCATAGATTGGCACCGTCTTTGAAAGATCTGGGCCAATGTTGTTGTCATCCACAGTCAGGTCTGTTGTGCTGCCGATGTACCCATAAACACCGCCAACGTACTTGTAGACGTTGTACCTGGCTGCACCCGTTACCGCATTCCAGGTGATCGTGTTTTTTGCGCCGGTCACATAAATGTTGTTGGTGATAGATGCAACATCAGACCCAGCGCTTTCACCAATTTGATCTTCAGTGACGGCTGTCACTTTGTATCGATGGTTTTCGTATGTGTCTGCGTTGATGTTGGCAGAAGCCGGTATAGACCTGGTTGCTGTAACGCCCGTGGGCGCGGCAATGGGTGACCCAAAATTGATGGTGTTCACGCGCCAGTCTGAGGCACCATATCGGCGCAACTCAATCGGCGCATGGTTAGGATGAACAATGGTCAGAATGTCTGCTGACTGCACATAGTGGATATCGAACAGCTCGGCCTCAAGATAATTGTTTGGGATCTCATAGATACCGGCAGGCATTGCATACCAATAGGTCGCGTTTGGCGGTGTTTGGTTGGTGCTGGCTGCAATGGCATAGTAGGACACACCGCCTTGCAAGACCTTGTTGCCTTGCGTGTATGCGGTGCCACTGTTCCATGCTGATGGTGTGGCGTATGACAGTGTTGCGCCCTGGGTGTGAAATCTGAAATAGCCCTCACCAATCTCGATCACCATGGTTTGCGTTGTCGAAAATGTGAAGTTGATCAAGCGCGTTTTTTTTGCGCTGGTCTTTACCTCACGAACCAAAGCAAAGCCAGGCCTGTTTTGCGCTGGGCCTTGTGGCGTTGCAATGAAGTTACGCATTGTCGAGGCACCGGCCTGGAACTTGTTGTCATCGATACGGCCAAACATTTCCGGCGACAGTTCGCCGCCAGCAAATGATCTGTTCAGCGTTCTGGTATTGGCCATGTGTTATCTCCCTGCCGTCCATGGAACGATGTGTTCCATGTTGATTTTCCGTTGCGTGTTGTCGGCGTTCTGAGCTTGAATCAAATATGCCGCCATGATCTGATTGCAGCGCTTGCTCTCGGCTTGACCGGCATCGCCTTTAAGCACGGGGCCAGCCAGCATCCCAGCAAGGTGCCAAGACAATGTAAGGGTGTACAGAGCCGAGAACTTGCTGGTGTCTGTCACGGTCGCCTGATACCGGCACAAAGCATCTTGCACGTTGGTGTAGATCACATGGTTGCCAAGTGCATCGGTCTCCAAAGCAAATGGCTGCGGCACATATTGGCCAGCAGATACGGTCGGAGAATAATTGCCTTGCCACCCTGGGTTATCTGAAGCAGATGCCCTGGTGACGTAATCGTTTTGCGCGTCTGGCGAGATGATGGCCACAACGTCCATTGCATCGGCAGGCAGCGCGTAGCAGTAATCCCATTGGCTCACAGGGTTTGTGACCAGCGCTAGGGTTGCGCGTTTGCTTGCAAAGCTCCATGGGTACAGCTCAAGCAGCGTGTCGCGTGCAACCGGATAAAAGCGTGCAGCGTGTTCAGCTTGTGCAGACCCCTCCGGCGGCTTGATACTCGCGATTGTTGCGTTGTCACCTAAGTGCGCCAGCGCCAGGTTGCATATATCGACTTCTGTTGCCATCGAGGCCTCCTAAAGTAAAAAGGGGGAACCACGGTTTCCCAGCGGCTCCCCCACGGTTCGAGCAAAAGACGGCTGTTGAGACGGTCTATGCCTTGTGCAAGGTTTTTGCGCGGGTGCCTTTTTCCTTGGGTGTTTCCACCTCATGGTTTTTGACCCCATCGCTGGCCTTTCCTTCTACAAGCTCAAGGTTTGTATTGGTCGGGCCGTTGTATTCAAACACCTCATCAGCAACACGCATTGCATTGGCAACAAAGCATTTGGTTTTTGCACGGTACATAGCCATCTCAACCTCCTAATCTTAAACTACAGCGAAGCCAGAGGCATAGAACTTCTTGCCGTCCTGGATGTTGGTTACAACGTCAGCAGTTACCTTACCGGCAGACATCGTACCCACGACAGTGTAGCGTGCGCCGAGATAACGCTGGCCCTTAGAACCAATGTTAGGGCTCATGGCCACGGCCACATTTTTGCCAAGAGTTAACGATGCCAACGGAATGGCAGCAGATGAACTGATGACTGTAGGTGAACTCAAATCAGCCGCAGCAGAAGAGATGACTTCAAAAGCAATGCTGGTGCCGCCTGCAAAAGCAGTGGTCACAGCAAAGTTCATGGTCAGGTCAGTGCCTTGGCCGATGTCTTGAGCAATACCCAAGTCAACGGTGTTGGTTGAAACGGCAGTAGTAGTCACTGCCTGGTCTTCGCTTACGCGCAGAAGTTTATCGGTAATCATGTTTGTTTCTCCTTAGTTGATGATCGGTTAAACGACACGGGCTTCAGTGTTGATCAAGCTGTCAACGCAGCGGAGAGGAACACCCTGGAACGACAACCATGCGGTCGGCATACCAAACTGGCCCAAGCCTTCGTTGATCTTCAAGACGTACTGAGACTTGTCCAATGCCGCGACTGACAGGCCAGAGTGAACAGTGCGGTTCATGTAGAACGCAGCACGGCCCATTGCCATGTTAGGGATGCGGTACAAAGCACGGGCCATCAACTTAATGAGTGCAGTGCCAGCAGAAGCAGCTTGGCTTCCAGTCTGGGCCAACAGATCGCTCACATCGATGTTTGCGATGCGAACAACATAGCGCCAGTCTTTCACGACCAAACCATTTTTCCACTGATAGCGGGTTGCATAAGCCTGCAAGCGAGTGTTGTCGCTGTTGTAGACGGTCTGCTCACCGAGATCTTCATGGATCAAGCCAGCCTTGGAGCCTTTAGGGAATGGGCAGTAGACAGTGTTGTCACCCCAAACCACCAAGAACACCGAGGTGTTGTCGGAACCCGAACCACCAGCGTCCAGAATGTTCTGTGCATTAGATGCAGCCAGATCACTGTAGCGAGGTGCCAAGCCCAAGAAAGTCTTCGGATCAACGCCAGGGTTGCCGTAGAACAGAGTTGTAGCCTGGGTCTGGTTCATTGCTTCCAGGAACGCAGTGTCTTCCGACAAGCGGAATTGAGCTGTGTTGCCATTCAGCATGGCCAAGTCTTTGTCCACTTCGGAACGTGCTTCCAACATACCGCAAGCTTCGTCCACTTGTGCAGTGGTTGATTTGCTTGATGGGATACCTTGGTTCAATGCACGCCAGTAAACACTTGGCAGGCCAGTACGAACAACCACACGTTCACCGGTAGGCAAGTTGCCTTCCTTGAACACGCAGTCAGACAGGATCTCGTTGGACTGCGAAAGCAGTTCAGCGATGATCGGAACGCGACCATCGGGGTCGCTCCGCTTCGCCCAATCGGCGAGGGTGAGATTGCTAGTTGAGAGAGTAGCCATGTTAGCTCCTATTAAAGTTGATGATGATGAAGCCGCCATCGATTAGTTGACCATTCAAGTTAATCATTGCGACTGGTTTGGATAAAGTGCAGACGAATAGCCTGCCATGTCTTTGGGCATCGACCTTGCGGCACCAGACCCTTGAGATGGCCCAACATACTTATCTGTACTGATCGCTTTCCCCGCCCTGTACATAAACCGAATTACTTCGGGATGATTGCCCAGTTTGGATTGGTTTAGCAGCTCTTGCAAAGCCGGTGTACCGAATGCATCCAGTGCTTTCTTGGCAACTGATAGGTTTTCTTGCAGATTAACTCCGCCGTATTCCTTGTCAGCCATAGCCGTGTTGGCCCATTCAGTTTGAATGGCCTGGACTTGTTCGATTTGACGCTGCACTATGGATGGTGCAACTTTGTCAATCACCTTCTGTGCAGCATCCTGCGTAAGGTTGAGTTCCTTGGCTACATCCTTAAACGCGCCGAGTACACCGTCATCGAACTTTGCTTCTCTTCCAATTGCTTTTCCAAGCGTGTCGGATTTGAATTCATAGTTCTCAGGCGCACCCAATACGCTTGGGGGCTGGTCGCCAGTTTTCTCAACAGCCTTACCCGCTTCCTGCGGAGGCTGCTCCTGTACTACAGGGGCTTCTTGCTGCCCTTGTCCCACCTTGTCGCCGCCGTAGTAGGCATTGTTGTCGGCAGGGGTTTGCGATGCATCCGCGCTATTGGCTTGGGTGGCTTCTGTCATCTGCATTTCGTTCATCTTTCTGCTCCTTGAT